CATCTGGACGTCGTGGTTCAGAGTTCTGGGGCGGAATTCACCCAGACGTATCACACGACCTAATGCTTGAAGCATCTTCAGCAGGTTGGGTAATCCCTAACGCATACGGAATTTCACAAGACCGTATCTGGGCTGGAGAAGTTGGTCGTTACAAGGGTGCCTACTTCGTAGAGTCACCACGTCTATACTTCGCAACAGACGGTGCAGCATCTGCAAAGGTGTACCGCACAATTTTCTGTGGACAGCAAGCACTTGCTGAGGCAGTAGCCGAAGAGCCACACACAGTTGTGGGTCCAATCACTGACAAGTTAAACCGCTTCCGTCCAATCGGATGGTACGCAGTTCTAGGCTTCGCACGTTACCGTGAAGAGGCTCTATTCCGCGTTGAGTCAGGTTCATCAATCGCGTAGTTGATTGACGGGTGGGGCTAGGGAAACCTAGCCTCATCAGTAAGTTCACTAAGGAGAACAATGACAACTTATTTATTTACTACACCTGTAGTAGAAGAAGGTCCATCAGGTGGACACCGCTTGTTCTACTTCTTCCGTCTTAATCAGGGAATAACAATCATCCGTACTGGTAACACATTCTCCAGTGGACGATTCTTTTCACACGATGAACTAGAAGCAGTTGACGAGTACTGGCTAGGTGGACACGAACATCCTGGTATTAGCGAGGCAACTAAGGCAGCGATGATTGCTGCAGACATTGACGTTACAGAGGCGAACTTCGTAGCAGAGTAGGGACGGTATGAGTTTACATAGAGTAAGAACACATCCAGAGTATGTCGAAGATTGCTTTGGATGTAAGGCTGGTGGATTGCAGATGAACACAGGAGATGCTGGCAGACCAGTCTCTGACAAGCAATGGAACAGCAGGTTATCTTTCTATAGGAAAGCGCGTGAGCAGGGTATTCAACCTAATGGAACTCATCCAGTTCAGGTTGAAGCAGCGTATGAAGCAAGCGAGAAACTTGGCAAAGCATACGATGCAGGAACGATGGGTGTAAGAGCAGACAAGGTTACAAAATCTGTAGCCGAAGTTATGAACGAAACGGGAAAATAACTATGTGCGTAAAATGTGGATGCGGTAAGAAAAAGGGCGAAAAGGGTTTCGGTATGGGACCAATGGGCGCAATGAAGAAGACAGCCAAGAAGGTTGTTAAGAAGATGGCGAAGAAGAAGATGAAGTAAATGGCAAATCCTCGCGTAAAAGCGTATATGAGGTCACGTATGGATGACTTTGCAAACCGCCGTTCTTGGCTTGTTGACACAGCCGAGACAAAAGAAGACCAGCGCAAGTTAAAGGACGATATTAAGAAACTCAATAAAGACCAAAGTTGGGCTTCACGTATGCCGAAGGGTAACAAGTAAATGCCAGTACGTAAACCAGGTAAGTGCCGCAAGTGTGGCAAGTCTGACAAAGCGTGTAAGTGCTGAAGTAATGACTGACCCAAGACTAAAGCGAGCAGGAGTTACAGGCTTTAACAAGCCAAAGCGAACACCAAGTCACGCTACTAAGTCACACGTTGTTGTGGCAAAGGTAGGCGAGCAGGTTAAAACTATTCGCTTTGGTCAACAGGGTGTTACGGGTGACCGTAAGCCTTCTGCGCGTCAGGCTTCATTCAAAGCCCGTCACGCCAAGAACATTGCTAAAGGAAAGATGAGTGCCGCATATTGGGCAGATAAGGTGAAATGGTAATGCCAGCAAAAAAGAAATCTACAGTTAACGCAGCAGGTAACTACACCAAGCCTGGTATGCGTGCTTCTTTGTTTAAGAAGATTAAGGCTGGTTCCAAGGGTGGTGACCCTGGTGAGTGGTCTGCACGTAAGGCACAGTTACTTGCTGTGCAGTACAAGAAGGCAGGCGGAGGCTATAAGTAATGGCACTTGCTAAGTCACAGCAGTCACTCAAGAAGTGGACTAAAGAGAAATGGACTACCTCTGATGGCAAGCCATCAAAAGGTAAGAAAAGATATTTACCTAAAGCAGCCTGGGCATCTTTAAGCCCAGCAGAAAAAGCAGCAACAAATAAAGCAAAGGCTGCAGGTAATGCAAAGGGTAAGCAGTTTGTAAAGCAACCCAAAGCAATAGCGAAGAAGACTGCAAGAAGTAGATAACAAAGGTGGGGACAATGAACGACAAGTTAGCAATCGCCTGGTGCGATAACGGTATGGTTGATGGCAAGTTTATGCAAGGTGTTACAGATGTAATGCTCCACTCAGGAGTTGAAGTCGTTACAACTCTACGCAGTCAAGGCAATCAAATTGCCAGACAACGTGACAGAGTAATCAACCACTGGTATGAAGGCAACAAATCCGACTGGCTACTTTGGGTAGATTCAGATGTTGTCATCAGTCCAGAGACATTTAAGTTACTTTGGGATAACAGAGATGTAGAGAAGCGCCCTATCCTTTCGGGGGTTTACTTCACTACTGACCACCCTGAAGAACCTTTAATGGAACCGCTGCCAACTTTGTTCTGGTTTGTAGTAAGCGGTGAAGAGGTTGGAATCAAGCGAGTCCATCCACTTCCCAAAGACAAGTTAATTCAGGTAGGCGCAGCGGGTATGGGATTTGTCCTTATGCATCGCAGTGTCATTGACCGTATCCGTGCGGTTCTACCTACGGTACCAATCTTTGCAGATATGGGACACGGAAAGAATTTTATGGGTGAAGATATTTACTTCTTCTCCCTATGTGAAAAGGCTGACATCCCAGTCTTTGCACACACAGCAGCAACAGTTCCGCATATGAAGCGGTTCTCCTTTGATGTTAATTACTACGATGTGTTCGTAGGGAATAAGAGGAAATAATGGCGTACACCCTGAGTCAGATGATTGATGAGGTTGTCTTGAACTTGGCTGGATATACATTCCAGCAAGACAGAGCAACCTACCTGAAGACTGCAGTTACAACTACAACATCTTCAAGTGCTTCACCGCTAATCCTGTCTCTGGGTTCGACTGAGAACGTTGGCAAGGGAGTCGTTGAGATTGATGAAGAGTTAATGTGGGTTGATTCATATGACCGCATCTCTAACACAGCAACGGTGGCACCCTACGGTCGTGGCTATCTAGGCTCAACAGCAGCGACTCATATCCTCGATAGTAAAGTTACTATATCCCCAACCTTCCCACGCTCATCTGTTAAGCGTGCAGTCAACGACACCATCCGCTCACTTGGAGCAAACATCTTCTCGGTAAAGTCAACAACCTTTACCTTTAACGCCGCTCAGTCAACATATGCTTTTAACAACCTCAACATTAAAAATATCATTACGATTGCTTGGCAATCTATCGGACCATCTAAAGAGTGGGTTCCAATTCGTAGATACGACTTTGACTCAATAGCAAACTCAACAGCATTCGGTGCATACGCACAGACTGTAACTCTTGGAGCAGATGCACCAATCCCAGGAAGAACAGTCCAAGTTATCTATGCAACCGACCCAGTAGCCTTTACTGCAGACAATCAGGATTACGTGGAACAAACAGGACTTCCAGAGTCAACACGAGATGTCGTTGTGCTTGGAACTGCTTACAGACTTCTATCATTCCTTGACCCAGCACGTGCTTCTCAGGTTAGCCCACAGGCTGATGAGACAGACAGCAAGCGTCCTTATGGTGCTTCACAGAGTGCAACTAAACAACTCTATGCTCTATATGCCCAACGTCTACAAGAAGAGACAAAAGCACAGCAACAGAATTACCCACCACGAGTCCATTTTAGTCGCAGATAGGAACCTAAATGCCAGTCAGAAAATATTCCTCACGTGCTCAGCAAACAACACTGAGTTCTCCAATCACATCAACAGCAAGCACGATGACTGTTGTCAATGGTGCAGCCGTTATGGGTGGCAAGACATTGACAGGTGTTCAGACCTACACGGTTGTCATTGACCCAGATACAGCACTCGAAGAAATTGTAGATGTTACGGTTTACTCATCTGGTAACACATTAACTATCACTCGCGGCATTGATGGACCCACACCTGGTACAGGCTCTGCTCACTCAGCAGGAGCAGTAGTACGGCATATGTCTATCGGTCGTGACTATCAAGAAGCAAACGACCACCTTGAAAATCTTACTACAGCACACGGGCTAACCATTGCCAACGTACTAGAGACAACCGACACAAACTTTGTGACACCAGCAATGCTCCAAGCAAATGCTGTGACTACCGTCAAGATTCTTGACGCAAATGTAACTACTGCTAAGATTGCAGATAGTGCTATCACATCAGCCAAGATTGCAGACCTTGGCATTGCTACAGGTGACATTGCAGATTTTGCTATCACTGGTACAAAGATTGCAACAGGTGCCGTAGGCACAGTTAAGATTGATGACCTATCAATTACAGAAGGTAAGATAGTAACGTCAGCCGTTACTACTACTAAG